CTACAACCTCTAGAAAAGTTAAATGATTTCTAGCAATAAAAATTTTAAGTATACCGTGTTGACCGATGCGGAAAGAAATCTTCTCTTGAGAAAAGAGGATTCCCTTCTTTCTTTCGATCCCCTGAAAGAATACAAGGTTTCGGTATCTATCTCTAATAGGTGGGTTCGTTCTTTAGTTAGTAAAATGATAGTGGGAATGAGGAATATCCTTTATGTTTCAGGATATAAGACTCATTCCGTCAAGAGAGAAATCAACTCTATCAATCACGTTGTTAGTCTTTTCAGAAATGATAATGAAAAGAACGCGCTTGATAGGGCGAAATATCTTTCTCAGAAGATGTTACCAGAGTTGTTTGGTCTGGAGTCTCCTGAGAGGCCATCATGTGTGAACAAGAACGAAACGCTTTTTGTAAGTGAATGGCTTCGGTTTATCCGATGTCGGCTGGCGAAAAAGGGTAGTGGAAAGAGGAATTCAGATGGAGTCAGATTAGCATTTTCAATGTTACAATTGAAACGATGTTTCCCTGAACTTCCAAAATCTTTGCTTTATGAAACGGCTGTGAAACACAGTAAACGTTTGGCAACTGATAATTGGAAAACTGAAATTCCTTTCCTTAATGCTATTAAAAGAGCAGTTAAGGAATTATTTCCCCCCGGTTGGGACCTTGAGAAGTACGCTAAGATGCCTGAATATACTCTAAGTAATAAGAGTTGTTTCGAAGCATCTCGTGCTCAAGGTGGTAACCAACTAGCTGGATTTAGTGATATGTCTAACAAACTAAATCCAAGTGCCATTATGACTGATAATACCAAACATAGGTTACAATATCAGGAAGAGAATCTGATTAATGTACTTTCTCCCTCCATTGGAGGAAAATCGTATAATAATTATTCTAGTGTTCCTGAGCTGTCTGAAATTAACGTTCGAGAGAAACTCATTTCTGAGTTTTCAGTAGAACGGAAAGGACAGGCGGCGGTTGCATTTGTGGCAGATCCCGCTAAGTGGAGACCTGTTACAAAGAGTAACTGGACCTATGGAAGATTAAAACCATTTCAAAAAGCTATGCATGGTCATTTGCGTCAATATGATCAGTTTAAACTGATTGGTAAAACTTTGACGAAGGACGATCTTGACATGTTGAGTACATTAACTGACGATGAGGAGATTCTTTCCGGCGACTTTGAAGCCGCGACGGATAATCTTCATCATGATGCTAGTTGTATGGCATTGGGCTGGATCATCGATAACATGAGGTCAGAATGGGCAATGGAAGAAATTAGAAGTAATTTCGCTAAGGAGTCAATGACTCACTTAGAAATCCATTATCCAAAAGAACTGACGAACATGGGCGATGAACTACCTGAATATATCATACAATTAGGTGGTCAATTAATGGGATCTCTTCTTTCATTTATCGTGTTGTGTGTCGTTAATTACGCTATGTGGTGTGAATTTAAATCACGTACCACTGGGAAGTATCCTAGGGCAACCCGGGAGAATACCGAGACAAAGGAAGACTTTGTCCGGATTAACGGCGACGATATCGGTGGTATGATTAAGAAAGGTACTGGAAAAGTATGGGAGAAGTGTGTAAGATCTGTTGGTCTTACTCCTTCCATGGGAAAGAATTATATTTCTTCTGAATTTATAACTCTTAATTCCCAAATATACTTATTACATCCTAGTAATAATCACACAGGAAAGAAGTACTCTGTCATAGAGTATGTTCCTTGGGTAAATTTAGCTTTGTTGTCTCCAATTGGAACTACTAAGCAGACACGGGATCTGAGAGATTCTGCGATTGATTCTGGGCAGGACCCATTAGAATCGCTTGGTAAAATGCATGATGATTTTGTATCACAATGCTTGATTCCTGGACGTGGTTCTAGTGTATTTATACACTCCCATCGAAAGGAATTGAAATTTACCTTTAGAAATCTCTTCGGACCGGTCTATCTTGGTGGCCTTGGAGCTACTCCAGTAGAGGGGGAGCGTGGATCTACTGTTGAGGGCTATACCGCACGTCAACTAATGATGGCAAGTCTTTTAGAGAACCAGGAGGTTTCCCTACCTTCTCATGGTAAAAGACAGAATATTGCATCATTAGCTCAAGTTTATGGGAATATTGACTATCCTGATAGAATTAAGGTTCTTCTTTCAAAAGACCAAGATTCATATCATGTTCCGGCTGGGATGGAGGACGTTTCTGAAAAGATTTCTCAACTTAATACAAGTTGGAGAAGTTTTCTCAGTTGGGTTCATCCATTGGCTCTTATTGAAGCCCCGGGTACTGATTGGTCTTGGTGGAAGAAGATAAACAAAAAATATTCTTGTAAGAAAACTGAAAAGTTCGATTACTTAGAATATCTTTTGTCCGCGCCTCGTGAAGTTCGTTACTTGATCGCTAGGGATCTACAGTATAACGAAGGCTTCGGCGTTTTCAGTCAGGAAAATGACTTGACAAATTACCTATTAGAGGTGGACGCTGACGAAGAAATTGAAGATTTCTCCGCAGATTTATTGGGTAACGAGGTTAATGGAATTTCGAGTTCCTTCCTTGTTAACGGTGGTGTTCCTACTA